AAGGGCGGCGACAGTAAAACTCACAAGGTACTAGAAACAATGTATCCTAATATGAAGCAAGACGAACTTGAGTTGTTGGCAATGATGACCACTAAATCAGATATAAAAGAGTATGCCAAAAATCTTGGCATGGACGATAATGCAATTAAGAAACTTGTATGAACTTAGACGTGTTCCAGAAGAAAAAAGGAATCTCAATTAAATTGACTTCCGTACAAAAACCATTTAGTTGTCGACATTGCAATGCAGGGTTCGTGAAAGAAAGTACCTTGGCTGTGCATATGTGTGAACAAAAACGTAGGTTTTTAGCAAAAGATGAAAAACATGTGTTACTGGGCTATCAAACATATGTGAGGTTTTTTCAACTAACACAAAAATCAAAAAACATTAAGACCTATGATGAGTTTGCAAAAAGCCCTTACTATAATGCATTTGTTAAGTTTGGAAGTTTCCTAAGTAATGTGAATCCGTTATATCCAGATAGGTACATTGACTTTGTAGTTACCAGCGGAGTTAAGTTGGATCATTGGTGCAGGGAAGACCTCTACTATAAGTATGTCTTGGATTTAATTAAAAAAGAACCTGCAGAAGTTGCCATCCAACGCAGTCTTCAAACTATGATGAACTGGGCAGATACAAACAATAGTCAGTGGAGTCATTATTTTAAATATGTAAGTTTGAATCGTGCAGTGTATGATATCAAAGACGGTAAAATTAGTCCGTGGTTAGTTCTTAACTGTAACACTGGACGGGATATGTTAGGACGACTAAATGACGAACAATTAAATATTGTATTCGACGTCATGGATCCTGACTATTGGAAAAGCAGATTTAAAAAATATGTACCAGACTTAAATCTTGTTAACGAAGTTGTTAAAGAGGGTAACTTGTAATGCCAGATATCGACATCGACTTTGCAAACAGAGAACTAGCATTGGAATTATTTGAATATACCACGGCTGTAAGAAATGACGGCGCTGAATTTAAAAAACACAATACTGGAGTTTATTTTACTAGTATTCCTCGAGATGCTAGATCTAATACTAGTACAATAGATTATAAAGAAGCAGAACACCGAGGATATTTCAAAGTTGATTTTTTAAATGTAGGAATTTACGAAGGTGTAAAGAATGAAGAACACCTAGTTAAACTGATGAATACGGAGCCTTTATGGGAACTTTTACTAGACGACAGTTTCACGGATTTACTATTCCACGTAAATGGGCATGGGAACTTATTGAGACAGATGAAGCCTACTTCTATAGAAGAATTGGCAATGTGTCTCGCTTTAATCCGCCCAGCAAAGAGATATCTTGTTGGCAAGACATGGACGGAGATTGGACAGGAGATCTGGACGAAACCGACCAATGATGACTACTACTTTAAGAAGGCTCATGCAGTGGCCTACGCTCAGGCTATTGTAGTACAAATGAACTTAATATGCGACGGACTTGCTGAGGATGTTAGTTAACGTCTGCCCGGTTTAACTAACTGTATCATTTTACGTTTTACTCGTTTAATAGCAATATTGTTCAAATTAACCGTTGGGCCAAATACTATATCAACGTCCTTGGTACTCATGGTTTTTATAGCATAACGATACGGCTCCATTTCAGCCCTCATATAGATAGTTATAGGGATTGTACGATTGCTTTCCCACCACCATGCTTCGCCAAGGAGCAAAAAGTCCCTGCGCTCGTCTTCAGTCCGTAAGAGTTCGTAGTCAAATATGCTGGTAACATATTGATCTTGGTTTATTACTACTCCCACGTATTCTAGCCCGCCGTAGTGGACCACTGAAATAAACGGGAAATTTGCTCTAATATCTTCTGTTAGTTTTACCATAAATACACTTATAGACTTTTATCCAATGCAAAAAATTTCTTTTTATTTATTACCAAATCGCATTAAGGTTACAACAGATGTGGCAGGATTCAACACGGAGTTAAGACAAGTGTACCAACGAAAAATTAAATTATACAAGGGTATAGACAACACCATAGAATTTGAAGTCCGTAACAGTGACAACAGAAAAGACAATGTTGTTGGTTATGAAGTAGTGGCTAAGTTTTTTGATAACGATCGAAAAAACGTGTTCACTGTAACAGGCACTGCTTTGGCAGGTAAACCTGGTCTTATGGCAATTACTGTGCCCGCAGATACTATTGCCATGTTAGATCCGCAATTACTGTCCATGGCTGTATTTTTAAGAAATGACACTGAAGAAAGAATGTTGTACAGCGATGCTGATTTTAATCTAGCACTGACAGTAGAACTAGCCAATGGCTACAATGATGTAGAAGAATTTGTTGAAGAACTGGTAGTGTTCAACTGGGAGTTTGATAGAAAGCGATTCGTCAGCGAGATTGGAAATTTTGGTACAAGAATCAACGACGACTACAGTACAGCACCTCAACGTGCTATGAGTGTAGAGTTAGGCCCAAACAGCGATTATGAAGATATTGTGGAAGTATATGCTACCAACGATAAAAGCACAGACCCTATGGGACGCTGGGTACGATTAGAAGATTGGGATACTCGAATCGATGCGACCAAGGTATACGAAGGCGACTATCGTTTTGTAAGATTCATGCACGGCGGACCAGGACCAGGATATGGTGCATTTTTTAATATCACGGTAGTAAATGGTGTATACGAATTAGTTTCGGTAATTAACCGAGGACAAAACTATCGTCCAGGTGATACTGTAACTATTAAAGGTAGCCGTTTGGGCGGCGACGATGGCGTAAATGATTTGAATATCACTGTTGGCGCAATAAACGAATATCCTTTAGGATCAATTAATACCACTTCACTTACTTGGAATGGCACTGCTACTGGTGACGGATATTACAGAAATGTACAAGCAAGTATAACTAATTCTGCCAGTTCGATTGACAAAATCATCATAAGAAACTAAAATGTTTACATGGATATTGTAGACGTAATCTATTCGTACCTCCCTGCTAAACGTAAACAAACACCCAGTAGTTGGACTAAATTCAACGCGGTTTGCTGTCCGCATAACAACAGTACATCTGATACTAGAGCCCGTGGTGGCATCATTAGAAATTCAGATGGTTGCAGTTATCATTGTTTTAACTGCGGGTTCAAAGCCAGTTATATAAACGGTCGCCATGTAACTCGCAAAATGCGACAACTGTTAGGGTGGTTGGGTACTCCGGACGATGTAGTCAACAAAATAGCATTGGAAGCACTGAGGATACAACAGGACACCACGTTCCTTGAACAAATTAGTTTGCCCACATTCGAAGACAAAGAATTACCCAAAGACAGCGTGTTACTCAGTGCCGAATCTGTAAGTGAGCACACAATACCCGCCATCGAGTATGTCTACAGTCGCGGCCTTACCTTGGACGATTTTGACTTCTATGTCAGCAAATCCATGCCTGATAGATTGATTATTCCTTTTATATTTGAAAATAGAATAGTGGGCTATACTGCTAGAAAACTCAGCGAAGGCAAGCCAAAATATATCAGCGAGCAAACGCCTGGGTACGTGTTTAATCTAGATGCGCAAACACATATCAAATGGAATGACGAGCGATATGTGTTGATTGTAGAAGGACCCATGGATGCATTAAGCACAGGCGGTGTTGCTATACTAGGTGCAGAGATCATGGACAAACAGGCCATGCTAATTAACAAATTAGGCATGACTCCAGTGTTGGTGCCTGATAGAGATGCAGACGGCTTGCGAAGCATCGAGCAAGCACTAGCCAACAAATGGAAAGTTAGTTTACCAAACTGGCATCAAGATATCAAGGATGCCAATGATGCTGTGCGTAAATATGGTAGACTATGGACATTAAAAAGTATCATAGACGGTATCGAAACTAACGAATTAAAAGTAAAACTAAGGATGAAACAATGGGTTTCTTTAAAATAATAATAGGATGGTTTGCTGAAAGACGCAAACAACGTAGGCTTAAAAAACGTCTAGAAGAATTACGTAAACGGGATCCTTTTATATACAAATGATTACATGGGGAATAAGTGCCAATAGTCATGACGCGGCTATTGCAGTTTTTAAAGATCGTCAACTAGTGTATGCCAGTCACTGTGAAAGATACAGTCGTGTCAAAAATGACGGCGACTTGGATCTAGTAATGGTCAATGAACTTAAAAAGAAATGGGGCGAACCAGATCGTGTAGTTTGGTATGAAAAACCCTATGCTAAAACACTGCGACAATTATTTGCTGGTCAAGGTTGGCGCTGGAAAGAAAATAATATTAAGAAGTATCTTAAAAAGTTTAATATTACAGCACCCGTAACTTATAAATGGCATCACCATAGCCACGCTGCCGCAGGCTACTATACCAGTGGTTTTAACTCAGCAACCGTATTGGTCATCGATGCCATAGGTGAATTTGAAACTGTTAGTATTTGGCAGGGCGAAGGAAATCGATTAACTAAACTCTGGAGTCAAAATTTTCCTGACAGTGTGGGACTATGGTACAGTGCCATGACCGACAGGATTGGATTGAAACCTAACGAAGAAGAATATATTCTCATGGGCATGGCTGCACTGGGAGATCCGCACAGACACAGTGGAAACATGATCTCTGACTTCATAGGGTTTACTAATCCTTCAGAGTCTGGAATCACTATTAAACAAAATTTACACAAGGGCTGTAAGAATTGGCATCCTGAGTTAACTTCCGAACAAGACCGATATGACATTGCTGCCAGCACACAACATGTCTACGAATTGATGCTTCACAAACTCTTACAGGATGCTGTTAGACTAGGCCAGGGTAATGAGAATCTTGTGATCATGGGCGGCTGTGCTCTTAACTGTGTGGCCAATAGTGAAGCATTTACCTATTTTAAAAATGTTTGGATCATGCCTAATCCTGGTGATGCTGGCAGTGCAGTAGGTGCAGTTCTAGCAGATTGGCAAGAGCATATTACATGGCCAGGTGCTTATCTAGGCCATGACATGGGCTATTATCATTCTAACATAGAAATTGTTGATCACTTGTTAGCCCACAAGTTTTGCGGGTTAGCCAGAGGTCGTGCTGAATATGGTCCAAGAAGTTTGGGTAATCGAAGTCTGATTGCAGATCCCAGAGGTCCCGAAGTCAAAGCCCTGCTTAACACAATTAAAAAGAGAGAAGAGTTTAGACCCTTTGCTCCCAGTGTCTTAGCAGAATACGCTGACAAAATATTCGAAATGCCCACCAAGTTAACACCATACATGCAGTATGCAGTTCGATGTCGACAACCAGAATTATATCCTGCTATTGTACATTTTGACAACACCAGTAGAGTTCAAACAGTAACACAAGAAGACAATCCAGAGTTTCATGCATTATTAACATTATGGCACAAAAAAACTGGATGTCCAATGTTGGTTAACACCAGCCTTAACATCAAAGGCGAACCCATAGTCAACACCCATGAGGATGCGGATCGGTGGGAAGAAAAATACGGAGTACCCATATACCGTTGATTTTTATTTCACAAGATAGTATACTAACAATATGACAATTAGACAAAACACAGACTACGGATTCGATATACAAAAACTTTATTTAGAAATGATGCTCAGTGATGCTGGCACATTTGTACGTTGCCAAAGTATTTTTGACCACACATTATTTGATCGTAGATTGCAGGACAGCGCAGAATTTATCAACAACTATGTCACTGAGCACAATGCCTTGCC